CCTGTATTTACAGCATGGGACCTAGGTTTTAATGATCAAACTGTAATTGTTTTTGGACAATTAACTAAAAATAATTTGGTGCATGTGATAGACAGTTATGCCAATACGAACCAGCCATTGAATCACTATATTAAAGTCATACAATCCAAAGAGTACGTATATTCTAAGCACTTCGGTCCTCATGATATAGAGATACATGATTATCAAACCGGTCATACGCGAATAGAGATGGCTCGCCAACTAGGTTTAAACTTTGAAGTTAGAGAGAATAAAGGCAAGATGGTAAGTGCCACTCCACGCGTCTCTGTTGCTGATGGCATTGAGAAGGTTATGGCCTCGTTTAGTCGTATTTATATTGATGAACAGAAATGCGCTAAGTTAATTGTTGCATTAGAGTCTTATCACCGTGAGTGGGATGACGGTAAAAAAATCTATAAACAGCAGCCGTATCACGATCAACATAGCGATTGGTGTGATTCTTTTAGATATATGTGTCTTACGTTAGATCAGCATCAGCAAGGAATGACCGAAGAAGATGCGCGTCGTGGTTATAACAAGGTTATGTATGGTAGCGAACAAGGTTTTGATAATCCGTTTACTAGTTCGAATCCATTCAGTGGGACGGGAAATAAATTTAATGGGAGAATGTTTTGAAAAAATTCGCGTATGATTTCGACGAAAATTTGGAAAAAAACGTTCAAAATTTAATGATGCAGTTAGAGGGAATTTCTTATGAAGAGTTTTCAACAATAGAACTTAATTTATGGTTTCAAAATTTGGCTGCCCAAATAGGTTTAATTGACTATAATGCTGAATCTTATAAAAAAGAATTATTTGAGGCTCATAGAGATTTAAAAAAACTCAATAACGAATTAGAAGGATATAGATTCGCAAATATAAGCCCCATAAATGTTAATATGTTAGTAGAAGAAGAGATCAAAGCGAAAAAAAACTTCTTTAAGGATAATTGTGAATAAATCTTATCATTTATCTAATAACATCGAATCTGCATTGCAAGATTTGTTCGATGTTATTGAGGATTCTTTAACGCAAGATAAATCCATAACTATAAAACATAAGAGATATGATTTTAGTTATACTTTTGATGAAAACGTCCAAAAACAACAGGCAAAGGACAAGTTAAAGATAGCGCATATTATCTTAAGTAAATACGTTAATGCTATTGCAAAAAGCATCTACGAAAAGAGTAAAGGAAATGATGATATTTATCTGAGCGATTGCCGGACGATTATAAATTCACTTGTTCCTAATTGCCCAGAAAGCATAGATGGTCAGCTTGATAAAAGTCCTGTGGGTAAAATAACTTACTTAATGCCAGAAAATAGAAAAGCAAACCAATGCTTTGAATTTAATCATTTATCAGATGAAGAACAACAAAAGGTTATAGCTGGTCTTCAGCGCGAAGGTAGAACAGTTCTTGCTTTTCCGTGTACCAAAAAAGAATGCTTTGCACCCGAAGAGCAAGACGAAGAAATTGAATGGTTCCTGAAGAAGATTGAAGATGAAGAGCGAGCGAGATCAGATGAATACGAGGCCGCGCTAATGACTGCTCTAGAATCAGGTAAATCTGTCAGCGAATTCATGCAGGAGTATTTTTCGAAGGATAGAAAATGACACAAATATTATCAACTTATACCCGTGAAGAACTAGAGCGAAAACTTCTTCATATGACTTCTTTTATAGCTTTTAAACTAGCAACTGAATATATCCAGCGAACCGAAGCAGGGGCTATGATTATTCGTACTAAAGAAGCAGAAGAGGAAAATGACCAACGTATATTTGATCATATCGTTTGTGTTTTTCCTGCATGGGATATGGTCGAGAAAACCCATCCCGGCTATGATATTATGCGTGAGTGGGTTAAAAAGAATCATGAAAGCGTATTGTTAAAGCCATGCTCATGCGATGGATGTAAAAAAGATGAAATTAAAAATTAAAGATCCGATTGTAATCAATGTTTATGAAAGAATATATTGCGGCAATGATAGTAATATTGCTCGCAATATTTACTATGTTTAGAAAGATGTATCATTAATCAAAATGTTGATAAATGAATCTCGCTATGCTATGTTAAAGTTAATAAGCAACATTAACTTTATAGCGGGGGGATGCCTATAGACATATCTAAATAGAGGAGTATAGAAATGAGCACTGAGGAAATAATTTACTCTATTTAAATGATTATCTAAGGATCATTATGTTTACATTCGCTCTTATGTTTACCATAGCAAGCGTGGTTTTGAATCAAAATATCAATTTGAAGATCAAGACTATTCAACTAAAGAATTTGTCTGAGCAAACAATTAAAAATAAGAAAGATTTGAAGTCTGTCGAGAAAGATTGTCAAAATCTAGAAAAAAAAGATCTTCGTAACCTTGTCCAAGAAAAAACAAATAATTAAAACATTCAATTGATTATCTAAGGATCATAATGATTAATAAAACAACAATAGCTCTATTGTCGGCAATTCTATTATTTTCAGCAAACTCATCAGATGCAATGAAGGGAAAAGGTATAATTCATAAAGCCTTCATCAATAAAAATGGTATTAAGCATGCTGTTTATAATGGCATGAATTTCAAGACGATTAAGAATAACACTCTTTCTAAATTTGTTTCTTCAAATGAGAAAGATTCTACTTTGGAAGGTAATGAAACATCAGAATCTAAGCAACTGGCTAAAATAGTTACCTCTCAATACAAAGGCTTCGATAAAAACACAAAATTCAAAATGTCTGATACTCAGAAGCGCTATTTTAGTACGACTAAGAGAAATCAGGGCCCTATTGGCGCTACGATTGGTGCATTCGTTGGGAAAATAGCGGTAAGTGTCGCTGGGCATGGTGCGATCTATATTATTGGTGGGCTAACTGGTCCCTTGGCACCTATGACTATAATTGCTTTGGAGAGTACTTTTGGTCCCGCAATTGAAGCTGCAAGTTTAGCTGGCGCTATTGCTGGTGGGATTGCTGGTGGCGTTGCTACTGGTCCATTATAATAATTTAGAGCGTCATGAATAAGCAATTATACAAAGCGGTTTACCATACATTTATATCATTCAGTACTACGTTATTTTATCTAACGTTATGGCACGTTATAGCGGTATATGTATGTGATTATCGCATAGATCTATCAATGATTAACCGTCCTCTTGAAATAGTATGTGGGGTTTTGTTATTTTTCATCACAAATGTATACCTCAGATACTATTTTATGGATGGTAAAATGTTCTAGACTCTTTATAATTATTGTTGCTACGCACACTATTATTAGCCCCGGTTGCTCATCATGGCCGGGGCCTTTCTTTAAGGATAATTTATGTCATGTTTAATTCTTCTTTTCTTGATTTTGACTCATCAAGTTAAATGTATACCTCAGATATTATTTTATGGATGGTAATAAGGATAATTTATGTCATGTTTAGTTCTTCTTTTCTTGATTTTGACTCATCAAGTTAAATGTATACCTCAGATACTATTTTATGGATGGTAATAAGGATAATTTATGTCATGTTTAGTTCTTCTTTTCTTGATTTTGACTCATCAAGTTATTACTAATTCTCTGGACAATGACCGCAGAGTTATCATTTATTCGCAGTATGATCGTATCAATGAATCGACTATACAACGCACTGATTATTATGAAGCTGAAGAAAGTTTGGAAGAAGAAGTAAGTTATTATGAAGTTATCAGTCCATTTGATGAATCAGACAACACTAAATAGTCTATAAGTTTGCTTACTAGATAATCTCTTTCTACACTTACGAGGTCATATCAATAATCTGATCTTGTAAAGGAAGAGTACATGTCAACGAGTCCCTATTCACAGTTGGCGCCACTCTATTTGGACGAAACCCACAGAAATGTGCTTCGCATGATGGAGACCGCCTATGAACAATCTATCTCTATTGGACAGACCTACTGGTATGAAGCCAATCAAGATATAGAATATTATGCAGGAAACCAATCAGCTTGGTCCTCATCATACGGCGGATCCATTCCAGAAAGTCGACGCAAACAATATAACTTTAATCGCATACGCCCTATAATACAGAATGTTGATGGACATCAACGGCGTAATCGCAAATCTTCAGTGGTAACACCTATAGAGAATGGCGATGCTCTCACGGCAGATCAATTCACCAAGATATTATTATGGCTTAATCAGCAAGATGGTTTATCTCATACCATATCGGATGCATTTTTAGGGTCATTAATTACCGGTATGACGTTACTACATACCTATATGGATTTTAGAGAAGACCCCGTATCCGGCAACATAAAGACCGACGCACTTGCTTTCAATCAATTCCTCATTGATCCATTCTTCCGTAAACAGGATCTATCAGATTGTAATTATATTTGGCGTCGATCATTTTTAACCAAACGAGAATGTATTTCTTTATGTCCAGATCAAGAAGAAACAATCATGTCTCTTACATCAAATACATCAGTAAATGGCCGGGATGCAAAGTTTCAATTTCTCCCTGAAACATATAATCCAGCAATTACTGATTTACTTACCTATGATGAATATTATTACCGTGATTATAGAACCCAGATCATGTTGGCAGATCGTGAAACTGGTGAAGTAATAGAATGGAAATCAAATGATAAAGAAAAACTTCGTTATATTCTTGATAATACTCCTAGCATTGAGCTTATAAAACAAGAGATACCTACCGTAAACATGGCACTCGTTATTCAGGGTAAGGTGATTTATTCTGGACCAAATCCTTCAGGTTCCGATCAGTACCCTTTTGTGCCAGTTTTCTGCTATTTCCATCCTGAAATGGTAGATTTCCCTAATAGAATACAAGGTATTACTCGTGGTCTAAGGGACGCGCAATATTGTTACAATCGACGCAAAGTGATAGAGCTTGATATACTCGAAAGCCAATTAACGAGTGGCTTTATTATGAAAGAAAACTCATTAGTTAATCCTAATGATGCCTATTTAACGGGTCAGGGAAGAACGTTATTTGTAAAACAAAATGCTCAGATGTCTGATATCCAGCGTATTGATTCACCCGCAATACCACCGACGACATTGCAGATATCTGAGACATTGGCTAAAGAAATGAACTATATATCTGGTCTTTCAGAAGAAGCTATGGGTATGGCATCAGATGATGTACCGGGAATATTGGCTATGATTCGTATGAAGTCATCGGTTAATTCCCTTGAAGGTGTATTTGATCAGCTCGACAGATCACAAGCGCTTCTTGCAAAATTGCATATGGACATGATTCAAACTAACTTTACTCCTGGCAAAATACAGCGAATTTTGGAAGACGAAGAGCCTTCCCAACAATTCTATAGTAAAGCATTTGGTCGTTATCATGTTGCTATCGAAGAAGGATTAAATACAACCACCCAGCGTCAAATGCAACTAGCCCAGATGATTACTCTACGCAATGAAGCAGGTATTAACTTTAGTGAAGAAGATCTACTTGAAGTAGCTAATATTCAAAATAAGAAAAGAATATTGGATAACCTGGCCAAGCAAAAACAAGAACAACAACGGCAACAACAACCCCAAATGGAACTTCTTCAAGCGCAGAAACAAGATATTGAAGCTCGCGCAGAAGCAAATAGAGGCTTGGCTATTGAAAGAGCATCACGAGTTGATGAGAATGAGGCCTTAGCGGTTGAGCGTAGAGCAGAGGCCATTAAGGATCAAGATATGGGCCTGTTGTCATTAGTGCGCGCTATGAAAGAGATAGAAACAGTCGATCTATCTCATTTACAGCAATTAATTGGTATTCAAAACCTATTGAGTGCGCGCCAGCAACAACAAGATCAGGTTAATAAAGGCGTTACTGAGGACAAGAAAGCCGAGGCTATAGCCGCTGTATCGCCCCGTTCGCATGACCAGAACAGCCAACAAAATCAACAAGTTGGCGTAGCTACATAATGTTTGCTATACGTAGATTAATAACTCTATGGTAGAGGTATTTAACCTTGCGATATGCTATCGCAGTTCCAGTGAAAGGTCGATTATGGCAAAGAAAAGACATTACGATTCAGACAGAGTTGCAACAAAGACTCTTAAATATGGTCCTCATGATGCTGAGACCAACGGCGAACGTACCTATGGCGCTCCGAATGGCAAAAGAACGCGTATGATGCAACCTGATTCAGAATATACTGCGGAGTACAAATCAGCGGGTATGATTGGCAATGATTATAATAAGTTTGCTAACCTTCCAACCGAAGTGATGATGAAAGAATATCCAGCATGTCCTGCATATATGGATTGGGAAATGGAAGACAACATTAGAGGTATTGATCGTCAATTGGCTAACGATAATGCTCGTAGACGTGCAGGCTTCGATCCACATAAATATTAATTTCATTTTGTATTTATAAATAGTGATTTAGCGCGATACAATTAACTGGTAGAAAGGAATGCAATGATTGAAATTCTAAAACTTATTGAGTCGTTGGCATCACAGATACAAGCATCGGGCGATATACAAAGTTGTATTCAACTGGTAGAAAATCTCATTCAGCTGCATTGCAATGTTAAGTCTACTATTCCTGCAGCAAGTGCGGCGCCCGTTGTTTCAGCAGCGAATGATGCAGCGCCTGCTGCACAAATAGCGAAAGATTGACTATGCCTACGCAAGTTAGACCTCAGAATATGGGAAAAAAGATCGCCTTTTCCTTATTGGGTATACCGCCTAATATGTTATACAAGAAGACTCGAGAAGAAAAAGAGCGCGATGATCAGATTTATCTGCGGCAAAGTGCGACAAGTTCTCGAATATTTTAGTTGAACCTTTTTTTAACGGCGCATGTGAACATCCCCTCGTTTCATGCGCCGAACTACCAAGGATACAAATGAAAATGCCAGCTTGTTCAAAATGTAAAAAATCTCCGTGTAAGTGCAGCAAAATTAAAAGGTAAATCATGCCAAAGTTGAAAAAGTCAGCTCCTAAAAAGAAAAAACGCGAAGCAATGAAGAAGGAAATGGAACTCTTTAAAGAAGGAGAGCTTCATTCCGGTTCTAAAAAAGGACCGATTGTAAAAGATAGAAAGCAAGCGATTGCGATTGGCCTAAATATTAGCGGTCAGTCACTAAAGTCTAAGAAAAAGAAGAAGTAAATTTCTTCCTGAATTGATATTGCTTATAATGAATTTATGCCGGCTAGCTTCTCAGATATCCCCCCTCGGCTGGCCGGTAAAAAATGTAGAG